GAAGACTTTTCATCGTAAATCTGTATCTGACCGATACTTGTGTCCATTACAACAGGGAATGTTTGACCGTCTGCCCCAAATCTATTCTTGATGATATGAGCACGGCCGGTCTTATTGACTTTATCTTCTAATTTTCTACTCAATGAAATGACCAAATCCGCAGTCATAATCTTCTGATAACTCTCTGCAATTTTATCTGCTTGAATTACATCGTCTTGAATAGATGACCGTTGCGTTTGCGAAGCAGTCCAAACAGGAATATTTAATTCTCCTGCAATACCACGGAGTTCTTCGTAGATGGCACCGAGTTCTTGATACCGAGCATCTACCCGTTCTGATGAACGAAGGAGGTCAGCATAATCCACAATAATTAAATCAGGTTTATGACCCAACGCAGTCAATTGCTGTGTATGAGCTAACAAGGAATGACTGGTCGCACTCTTTGCTGGATAATATCGAATGATTAATTTTCCAGGAATATTTGAAATGATGTGTTTTACGGCATCTACATTTTCAGGAATTTTTCCAGGTTCAATACTGGTGAAAATTGTATCGTATCGAATACCTACATAGTTTTCATTTAATTCTAATGTATAATGAACCACACATTTTCCTTTTCGGATAGCATTGGCACCAATGGTGGATAGTGCCCAACTCTTACCAATACCCGATGGTGCGGCGATAACACCCAACTCCCCACCGGCCAATCCGCCACCTGTAAGTGCATCAATCACATCCCAACCAGTAGTAACAGTATCACGAGATACATGCGTTAATCGTTCATCCACATCTTCATTCCACAAATGTCCAATATGTTTGGGCTGACCACTTCGTAACGCAGTATCTACTTCCGTTTTAATCTTTTCGTAGTCACCACTCTGTAACAAATCTACGGAACGGATAATCGCAGACTTCAACGATTGATTACGAGCAAAATCCAAGAAACGGTCACGGATATATTGTAAATCGGTATCCTTAACCTTGGTAATTACCTTCCGCAATAACTCAACTACTCCCGCACGAAGTGTATCGTCGGTTTCACTGGTCAATTCAATTTTAAAGTATTCTAATGTTGGTAGGACGCGATATTCACTATAATACGTCAGGGATTTCTTCGCCACCCACCTACCAGCATCACTATCAAAAAAGTATGGATTGATAACATCAAATGATTGTTCTAAAAATTCCGGTGCTGAAATAATTGATGCTAAAACTTTTGTTTGGAATTCAATACCGTATTTAGATAAGTTATCAACATTACTATCATAGTTTTGTTGTGTTGTTGTTATCGGAACCATTATTAAACCTCGTTAGTGCTGCAAAGGATGTGGTGAGCCACATATCATAATTCGGAAATGCACTCATCAATTTACTACGTATCATTAATTTTGTCAAGTCCATCTTTCGTAAATCAATTTTCATCGTGTCCATTTTATGCACAATTTTCATTTTCGAATCAACAGAAATATTCACATCACGTAATTCCATTAATTGAAGATTACGTTCTATAATGTCTTTGTTATTTAAAATATTTTCTATCAACTTTGGTTTCTTTTTTACATCGGTAAATTTCTGCTCAATAAATGTATAATCTACTGATATATTCGAATTAATCAATTCTGGTAAGAGTTTGCGGACAGTCTTATCTCCCGCACCACGAATACCATCAATGTTATCACTGGTATCTCCCAGCAACGCCCGATAAAAAACAAAGTTATCAGGATGTATTCCGTATGTTTCTATAATCGTATCTATATCGAATGTTTTTTTCTTGACAGGATTATAGACCCGAACATTTTCATTTACCATCTGTAGAAAGTCTTTATCCGTAGAATAAATAATAGACTTTCCACCTTGTGCGGTCACTAATTCTGACCCGTAGGCGATTACGTCATCGGCTTCAATATTTTCCAATGTGAATACGGTCACTGGTAAGCATTCCAACATTTCTATCAATGAAATTAATTGATATTTCATATTGTCTGCTTCTTGTTGTTCTGTAGTCAAATCGTATTGCCGATTTAACCGTGTTGGTGGTTTACGATTAGATTTATATTGTGGAAAAATCTTTCTTCGTCGTTGTGACCCACCCTTCCCATCGAATACAATCACAACACGCGTCGGTTTAAAATCACGAATGGTTGCCCCAATACTCCGAAGAAATCCCGCCATTCCTCCAATGTGATTTCCATCATCATCTAAAGTAGGAATGGCGGCATAACTTCGTAGAAAGGTATTCAATGCATCCACGAACAGGACACGACTGTTGTAGGTCATACCCTGTTCCGTGGATTGTTCAAAATTCATTGCTTGAAAAACCTTTTGTAAATCAGTCATTACTTAATCCAATAAAAGTTCTTTACTATCGTCATCACCAGTATTTAGGAATGTTGCGTCAGGATTATACTCCGACTTGTATTTCATAATCAACACATCGCAAATCTTTTCGTAGATTGCTTCTCGTCGGGTGATGTTTTCCTCCAAGAACTTCGGAAAGTCCTTTGATTGGAATTTGACTTCTTCACCAGTGGTTTCATCAACAATCGTATACCATGCACCCGATTGTTTAACCAAATTATTGTCCTTCAATACGGTTAACCAACTACCGTAATCATCAATACCACGGTCAAAGTAAATATCAAATTCTGCGGTACGATGTGGCGGCCCCAAACGGTTCTTCACCACAACTGCCTTTACATTCACACCAACCACATTCTTATTGCCATCTTGAATTTTCCCAATCAATGACAACCGAATACGTGTGGATGCGTGGAACGCAATGGCCTTACCACCAGAAGTAGTCCAAGGATCACTGAACGCAGGTGCGTTCATCTTTTGACGAAGTTGGTTGGTGAATACCAGTGCGATACGTTCACGACCAAGAAGGCCGGTAATCTTACGCATTGCCTTACTGATAATGATTGCCTTATCCGTTGCGTATCCATCCTTACCGAAGTCCGCTTCCATTTCCCGCTTGGTTGATGCTGCGGCAACGGAATCCACGATAATGGTGACCAACTTATTCTTGTCTTTTCCGTTTCTGACTTTTTCAATGATACTGGTGACAGCATCAAAGATATCTTCAACGGTTTGTAAATGGACATACACTAACTTATTCATATCAATCCCTACTGCCTTGAAGAAGTCAGGATTGACCGCAGTTTCCGTGTCAATAAGAACTGCGACACCACCACGTTTTTGTGTATTGGCGATAAGTTGTGCACCAACCAATGACTTACCAGAACCTTCTAATCCAGTAAGTTCTGTAATACGACCCACCGCAATACCACCATTTGGACGATTACTAATAGCAATATCCAGCATCGTTGCTCCTGTGGATACGAAATCAGTGAAGTCCGTTGGCGTTTCTTCCTTACCATCAAGGAAGTATGCAATCTGGTCACCATCTTTATTTAACTTATTAAGCGAATCGGCAATAATTTGTGCTAATTCGTCACGGTCTGCTGCCGGTATAGGTTTCTTTTCTTTAGCCATAGAAACGCCCGATTAATTGTCGAACAACTTATCAAAATCATCAAGCGCGTTCTTCGTCACCGCGGATTCCGAAATTTCAGTTTCTACACTCAATACTTCAGCGGACACACTCTTCACTTCGGGATTACCCTTGGCAGGAGCAGGAGTAGGTTCTGTTGCATCGGGGTCAAGATACTTCTCCAAAACAACACGCAGTTCTTCAAAGGACGGTTCCTTATACAGAGAATAGATATCAGGTTGTTCGGTAAGTAACTTCTTGGCCAACTCAACATCCGTGACAACAGGAGTTTGATTGGGCTTGACCTTTACCGAAGTCTTTGCGAAGTTGGTATCCGACTTTTCTTGTGGGATGTATTCTACTACGATATCACGGCCCATCTTGGGATCGGTAATATCACCGTAGTCAGGGTCAGCGATGTATGAAAGCAGGTCCTGATATACAGTCTTACCAAATGAGAAGAACCGAACGCCCTTGCTTTCTTCACCACGAACGATAATTGGAACATACGTGCGAAGCTTCGGACGGAACGTATTGGCTTGCTTCCACGCAGCCTTCTCCGCCTCGCGTCCATCACGGCGAGCATCTTCCACTAACTTGTCTGCGAATTCCGCGATAGGATCACGGCGTCCAAATGATAACGGTGAGATATGCGTCTTATTTCCAAGATAATGGAAATAGAGTTCAATGAATGGGTTCTCACGGTTCTTTGCCCACGGAACAATACGAATGGTGGTCTTACCTTCGGTGGGCTTCCAGATTGACTCGCTACGGTCACTCTGCTTTGTAAATGTGTTGAGCTTTGCCTTCAAGGCATTAAAATCTAACGGCATACTTTTTTTCTCCTTAATGTTTAGAGTTGAGTGTTTAATACACCTCACCACTAATAATAGTGAGGCAAATCTTATTTGTCAAGTGTTTAGTTTTCTAAATTTATAATATGTGATATTTTAGTATTAACTTTTTTTAATTTACCGTATGCTGTGACTAATACGGTATTTTTTAATTCCGACCAATCAATTTTATATGACTTATCCAGCTTACCACCATTTTTTTCTTCGATTAATTTATTGATGGCGTTAATCGTATAAATCGTATTCGTTTGCTTCTTTCGATGCACCGAAATCGTAGATGGAACTAATGTTTCTTTTACTGCATATGCGGTGTCAATATTATATGTTAATATTGCTTGGTTTTCATCCTCTACATTATCCAACACATATACCGATTTAAATGCTAATTTATATGCTTTATTAATTTGTTCTACGGTATTATCTATATCTTTCTTTGCACAAAACGTGCAAAGTAATTGTGTGTCTTGGTTCATAATAAACTCATTAGGGTACAACTACTTACTCCTAATAAATATATTATCGTCGGTTCAAACCTTACATTATATTCCAACCAATTCGTTGTACGTTTGTCCTTTATACATACGTGTTGGATATTGCTCGTTTTCCATCAGATACTTGATACGAGGAATTAAAGCGGCTTCAGAACGATGTATATCCAGCAACAGGGCGTCGTACGTATACAGAATGGGTCTGGACAACCTTCCATTTAGGAACTCGTTTATAGAGGAAATACGGGTCAATGCCTGTTCTGTTTCCATCCACTGCACCATATAATTGAACACCTTATTTGGTGATGGATTATCTACAATAATTTTCTTATTTTGGTTCCCCATCACATATCCCAATTCTTCGTAGATTTCCCATAATTGTTTGGTATATTCCTTAACTTTGTGGAAAAATGGAACATTACCATCATCGTCGTTCATTCCATACATTAAAGCAAACGTACGTTGCTTCGATGCTTCATATTGTTCATCAGTAATATGTGTTGTATTATAATATTGTTCTGCCAAATATCGGTGAACCGATGTAGTTGGTAATTGATAATTTAACTGGTTTGCCACCAATCGTAGATGGAAGGCTTCATAATCCAGTTGTAACAAAATCCCATCTTCACCATATCTGCTGGTGAAACACTTTCGTGACCCATCACTTTTGTTGAGTGCGGCAAAATTGACACCACCAAATCTATTACTGGGTCGGCCCGTGGATGTATAGGGGTTATATTCGGAATAGAACATATGGTTCTTGACATACTTCTTTACATCCTCACCAAATGTTTTCACAAATAATTCGGTGTCAATATGCAACCCCGACTGTTCAATCGTGGTCAATGTAGGAATAACGGTATTATTGACAAACTCAAATCCAGACGGTTTATCTTTTCTGTATTGGTCACGGACATAACCCAAGAGTTTGTGCGCGTATTCCATCCACACCATTAACGGTACACTTAAATGTAGGTTCTTAAATTGGAACTGTTGTAATGTCCGTTGAATGTTCGGGGCGTAATATTCCCGAACTTCTGGAATACGAACTGCTGACAGATGTAGAATAGATGCGACATCATCCACTTTCGTCTGGTCAAGTGTTGGGAATGCGTGTAAGAGTTCACGCTTATATAGTGTGACCATTTTCTTTGCTCTGGTCACATCTATACTCAATGGGATCCCATCAGGATGGTTAAACGGAATACACACATATTCACTGTCATCAAACAGAATGTGTAGTGAGGACAGTTCATTGACTGTTGGGTGTACGTTTTGGTCCATGAAAATAGGTGCCACGTAGGACACCTCATTTTCCATCTTGCGTTGTATTCGTTCTAATTCCATAACCGATTGAACAATCATTATTCCCCCGACCAGTATTCCATATAATTTTGCAGATACCCGACAATACCAGGTACATCATTATTTGCTATGGTCACCAATGCTTTGTTTTTACTGATAACGCCTTTTACTAATATATTCGTTCCATCCTTTAATGTCAAGACCGTATCTTGTAATGGCCCTTTAATAATCCAATTAATGGTTGTTTTTTGGAACAAAGAATTATTTTCTATTCCTGCGTATTGTGACCCATTCAATTCGTAGATTGTTCCATCACGTTGCGAGGTGTATTTGGCAAAGTAACGGGTTTTAAATCCACGAGTGATGTCATCTTCAATGATGAATGGTGTAGTAGTGGTAAGCGTTTGCAA